GTCGGAGATGTGCCAGCCGTAGCCCTCGCCGCCAGCAAGATAAGCCTCCAGATCTTCCCGCGTCAACTTTGCAGCGTTGACCACATCAAAACCAACGCACACGATGCCGCAGCAGCGGTCGCAAATAAACTCTCCAATGACCTTGCCGCCGTAAAACTGTGGCATTGGATAGTCCGTCGCAATGAAGTCCTCGTGCGGATATTTTGGCAGCGTGCAGTAGATATAGCACTTAAACGGCGTGTCCAGCTTCGGCTTGGTCTTGCGGACTTCGATAGTCTTTTCGCCGTTGGCGATCTTCTCCACCCACTTGGGGCGAATGCTAATAAGTACGGCTTTACTCATCCTTCTTCGCCCCCAATACTTTCTCCGCCTCTTCGCTTACCGCAGTAATTTTTCCCTGTTTTACCAGATCACAGAATACATTGTAATCCATATGAAACACAATTCCGCAACTGCTGCAATAGCAAATTGCAAGCTGTACATCCTTCATAAGTCGCAGACTGTCGATGTTTTCCTTGCATAGCAAAGTGCGCCCACTGGTAAATGGCAGCACCACCAGCCGACCGTCCTTGTCGGCTTCTTGATATTTTTTGAGTTCCATGAGCGCGCTGTGCAATTTTGCCATTTCCAGACCGCTAAAGTGCTCCTCTTGCATTGACTTGACTTCCCCGGGCGTCAGCCCTGTGTCCTCGTAAGCTCCTAACCGCGCATACAGCTGAGGGACAATACAGCCCTTTGTGCATCCGCCGGGATCATGACAACCTCTTTGGCAGTATTTATCTTGACCACAGCACTCCCAAGGGTCAAAATTTCGCCAGGCGTTATTCGTCAGTCGTTCCATCACATTCCCTCCATTCTGAGCCTCGCTCACGGCTTGCCCTCCCACGGGGTTTCAAGCCATTTTTTAATTTCCTTCCAAGTTCCGGGCATGGTCGAAATGCCAGCAATGTGTTTCATTTCTGCATCGCTCCGAAACTTGCACAGAAGGCCGATCAGTTCGTTGTCCGTCATGCTCCGGATCCGGTCGGCGACAGTAACGGGCCACGTGCGATACGGGCACTTTTCGATTGCGGCGCAGTTTTCAAAGTCATAGCCCATCTGCATGGGGCAGTTTTCACCGGTGCACTTTTTCATCACTTACCCTCCCTTTCAGTTTGATTCCATTCGCCTGCTCCACTCTCGTCCAGCCGCCTGCGCCTTGTCCAGCTCCGACAGTGCCCGATTCATAACATCCTGCGGGATATCCTTAATGGGCTTGCCATCGTATGGGCGAAGGAGGTCAAAATAGGCTGCATAGTGCTTTCGTTCTTCGTCAATCAGCTTCACACACCTTTCGTGGTGGGCGTCGTTGCGCTGGAGCCTAATTCGTCCCAGCGCACGATCCAAATAATACGGGCCTGTCTTCATGGCCAGCATTTCTACCACTTGCAGCAGTTCCGCCTTCGTCAGATCACTTGGTTTCAGCATTTTCCCCCTCCGGCGGTTCCGGCCTTTTTAGCTCAAACTGACTATATGGCATAACACACAGCTTCTTCGAATCGCAGTCAGCCATGCCGCTTACGATGCCCTTGCAATGAGCGCAATACTGGCACATCCACGTCTTTCCGGCTTTTCTGACGTCCGCAATTATCGACATAACATAGTTGCGTTCAAGCATCAGTTGTCTATTCTGCCCCCGTAGATTCTCGATCTCTTTTGCCTGCGCATCAATGATGCTGCACTCATACGCTGACGGCACCCATTGCGTAGGGAAGTCCGAGCTGTCCACCTGCGGAATCATGTGTTTCCATCCACTGTCACCTGTCAGCGCCTCTACAATGTGATCAGCTTTCATAATTCTACCTCCTCCACCGGCATCCGTTACAGGCCCCCTCATGGGCCAGCGTGTAGTTTCCGCATTTCAGGCACAGTTCGTTCCGCAGTGCGTCAATCTCTTTCGCTCGCGCTTCGATCAAGTCAGCGGCTCCCGCCAGATCATCGCACAGGGTAATGAGCGTTTCCCACTCATTTGCCCGCGCCCATTCCGCGTGCTCACGCAGCGAATTTACGAGGTTTGTATCTCTCATAGTTCCTCCCTTATGTCTCCGCCCCATTGCTCCGCCATGGCTCTGGCGATGCCGGGGAAGGTCTTGCTCCGGTCTTTTGCGCTGAGTTTTAATCCGTCGAGTTTAGTTCTCGTCGTCCGTCCGTGCCCCGTATCCACCCAACGTGCATTAGGCGTTACTACCTGTGTTGGCTCCAACGGCAGCAGATTTTTAAGCCATAAACACGTCCGTTTAGTGTAGGGATGCCCAAACATGTAAGGTTGGATAATCTGGCTGTACTCCGGCAACTCGCATATGTGCATGGGGGCTGGATTTTCGACGCAAATCATTGGTATATCAGCCCGTAAAATCATCTTGAAAAATTCTGCCGCCTCACGCATATGGTAATATCTCTCTGCATTGATCCATTTTTGCCCGGATGGATCAATACGAATCAGGCGCATACTCCCAGCGGATGTCAGATAAGTGCACGGTGGGTGCGCGATCAGCAAGTCCCACCTGCCGATGTCATGCGTCTTCCCGTCCATAGTAGACAGCTGCCCCCCCTCGATGGCCTTGAGCGCATCGCCTAAGATGTGCCACTCAGGGTGTCCACCGGAGGGTTCCTGAATGTCGCAGCTATACGCCTCGTGGCCCAGCGCCCGGAACGCCTTGCAGACTTCCTGCGATTCCTCGCAGGCTATCAACACTTTCATGTGTCCTCCACCTCCGCAAGCCAGAATTCCCGGCGGCAAATATCACAACCTCTTCCAGTCGGGCAATGTCCGCGTAACGTTGTATCAACAAGGCATGGGTCTAAAGCAACGTTATGTGTGTTCGTATATATTGGCGCATTTGGAAACAGCTTCAAAAACTCGCTCTGGCGGGTTTTAACGGTGTGCGCGGCGGCCCACCGCTTGACAAACTTCACCGCCCCTACGTTATCTCCTGCTGTCCTATAATCGTTGTAGCGCATTTTTTCTTCGGTAGATCCCCTTTTGCTGAGACGGTCAACCTTGTCCAAAAACTCCACAGCATCCATTATTCCACCTCCGCAAGCCAGAATGCCTTTCTACACACATAGCAATTTTGCGCAGCGCAGTTAATGCCTGTATCTGAGAACACTTCCATCGGGCAAGCATGGAGGAACCCGTCTATTGTAATTCGCGCGCCGGGGTAATGCTTCAAGAACTCGCTCTGGCGTGTTTTGATGGGGTGCTCCTTTGCCCACTTTTCGGCGATGGCAACGGCCTCCTCCGGGTGGGTTTTTCTCCAGACTGTGCAGGTTTCAAACCCGCTAAGCCTTTTCCAAAACTCGCATTTGTAGCACTCGCAGTTGCACATTCTGCGCAATGTTTTCAAAAACTCCACCGCATCCATCATTCTGCCTCCTTAATTTCCACGCGGATCGTATCTCCGCTCCAAAATTTGTGTTCCACGGCGCGGAACCACTCAGGGTTGTCATCCGGCAGGATATAGCCCTTCATCGCATCCACAAAGGCCTTGCCCAGCGCGCCGTGATTGTCGATGTCCAGATTGTCATTCCAGAAAAATGTCACCTTGACGGGTTTTTTTACCAGATATTTTGTGACGCCTGCTTTACGCATTGCCCAGTGGGCCAGCTCGTGCAGCTCTTCCGCATCCTTCTTCCGCTGCGACCAGTGCTTACCGGCGTAATACGCGTTCAGGCCAAACCGCTTGTTCCACGCCGCTTTACCGCGTTTTGTTGCCGGATAGGGGATCTCAAATGCAATCACAGGTGGATCCCGCTTCGGCTCAAATCCGCTTTTTTTCTCGCACTTGCACAAGTGGCATTTGTCTGAATTTCTGTTTGCGCAATGGACGCATGCAAAGGCAAACGTATAAACCCCCATCGGGTAAAGAACGGGGACAGTAGATTCATCCTTCATCGCTTTTCTTCCTTTCCGTCAACAATGACCTGCACCACGCGGACGCGGCCCAGAGGCTCCAGCAGCATGGCCACCGCCTCCTTCGTGCCCTGCGTATCTGCGCCATCGTAAATGTCAATCACAAGCCGCATCATCGTGTGTCCCTCCTGAATTTTGGACAGTAGTGGATCACGAATGAGGATGCTACCCGTGTACCGCCCTTGCCCTTGCCGCCAACTTTCAGCACCCGGCTTGTGGGGGTGGCGTCCCAGCCGGGGACCGGCTCAAGGTGGTCGGACCACTCACAGCCGCCGCAGGCGGATGCGTAGTCCCAACAAAGTTGCTGCTGATACGTGGCCGCGGTGCTGCCCTTGGGGGCTTTCTTCTGCTTCTTCTCCCGTGGGGGATAGCGGCGGATCAGCTCGTCCAGCCGAAAATTACTTGCCATTAAACACCTCGCATATCTGCCAGAGCGCACCACGCGGCGTAGGTCATCCCCTGTTTCTTCGCCTCTGAGGGGGTAGGGATACCGGCATCGTGCCAGCGCTCGTGCTGTTCGCCTGCCTTGGCGTAGAATTTTTCCAGATAGGCGTCGGACGGCTCCGGCATGGGAGCCTCCTTCGCGTTGGGTTTTTCCAGTTTTGGGAGGAATGGAACCAGTTCATACACATCCGGGTAAAACCGGTTTTCCCTCGCCCGGACAATGACAGCCTGTTTCACGTCCTCGTAGTCCCATGGGGCCAAAACCAGTGTCCATGCCTCTAAGTCTGCGGCGGTGCGGGACTGCTGCTTCGCGTTGGGATAGATCGTTTCGATCAGGCTAAACAAGCGCCGGGTGTCCTGCTTCTCCATGTTCTTCTCCTGTAAGACTTCCGTAGTAGTCTCTAATTAGCTTCTTAATAGCTTCTTTTAGCTGCTGCAGCAGCAGCTAAGAGAGATAAATATATATAATCTTTTCTTCTTAGGGGGGTGTGGGGGGAGGTTCTTCTTTTCTCGGCGCTCCGTGGTGTCGGTGATCGTGCTGCGGCTTGCTTACATCCGCCCGTCATCACTCTTTAGACACACACGGCAACATTGTTAAAAGGGAAGCTCCCCGTCATCCTCAATTTCGGTGAAATTATCAGTGGGGGCGGGGGCGGCATAGGAACTCTGGGCGGGTGTCTGCCCAGCGGTGCTTGCAGAGACGCAGACGTAATCTGCCACCAGATCGTTATAGATCTTGCCCTCATAGTCGTGGCTCTCCACGCGCCCCACGGCGAATACGGAATCGCCCTTTCGGACATTGGCAAGGAGCCGTGCCCAATGGCCCCAGCCCTTGACGGTGAGCCATGCGGTGGTGCCGTCCTGCTTATCGTAGGCCGGTACGGAGACGGAGCCGACTTCTTTTCCGCTCTGGGTGGCGTAGATCTGGCCGTCCTTGGCGGCGCGGCCCACGATCAGGCCGGTTTGCAACTTCTTGCCCTCCTTGCTGTAGGTGGGCAGCCCGTTAATGAACATCAGGCATCCTCCTTCGGTTCTAGGGCGTCCAGCAGGGCATCAAAGTCCTTGCTGAGGACCTTGCTGGCGCTGTCATAGCCGTGGGCCTTCAAGAGGGCTTTCGCCTCCTGCTTCGTCAGGCCGTGGCGGGAACAAGCAGAATAGAAGAATTTGACCTGCGCGGCGGTAATGGGGGCGTTGGGGTCCTTATTGGTCATGTAGGCGCTGCCGTCCTCGGTGTCGCTCTCGATGTCCTGGGTGAACATATCGGAGACGCAGCCGAGGGACAGGGCGGCGGAGACCAGGGCACGCTTCTGGGCCATCTTGACTGCGCTGTTGGCACCGTCATAGGGGGACTGGGAACCGGTGCGGCCCTCCCGGGTGTTGCCGGAGCCGTAGGCGGAGGTGATGACGTATTCCTTGCCGTCATAGATCTTGATGAGGTCGCAGCGGACGAGGAAATAGAAAAAGCCGTGCTCGATATCCTCCAGCTTGCTTTCCAGTGTGTAGCGCTGGCAGAGGCCGTAGGCCACGGCCACCTTCTCCGCGCCGGACTTGAAAAGGGTGGGGTTTTTCGTCATGGCGTCGCCGTTCTTCTTGCGGATCATGCCGAAATCGATGCCGCGCTTCAGGACGGCGGGCGCTCCGTCTGGGGCGCAGATGGTGTAATTGCCGGAGCGGGGGACGGGGGCCACCGTCAGGGCGGCGGCGTTATATTGGTACAGGGCGAGTTCATTCATGTGCGTTTCTTCCTTTCTGTGGCTTTGTGGAGGGTGCGGCAGGCGTTTACCAAATTTGAATTTGGTTCTACATGGCGAAGCTCATAAGTGCCATCCTTAGAGAGTTTCAAGGCATAGAGCGATTGAATTTTCCCGTAACCGCAGCGCGGGTCCCACGAGAAAATCATCTTGTAGGCGGTGAGTTGGGCGGAGAGGGCGGCGTCATGGAGCTGACCGGTCTTAATGTCCAGAATCGCGGGGGCATTATGGATGATGCCAAAGCGGTCCATCGTTCCGGCCATTTTCATATTCCGGTCCGCTATGGGGCATTCAATCAGTTTCCATTCCGGTTTCCAGTCTTTGAGAAACCGGCGATAAGCTTTCAGGTATCCGGCGATCTCCGGGGTTTCCTCCGGGTCCTCGCCGTAGTCGATGAGGGCGCAGGCTTCGTGAACGGCGGTTCCACGGCGGGCGGCAGCCTCTGCCAGCCATGGCCGGTCTGACTTGTAGTCATAGGCACAGAAGCGGGTGACTTCGGTGACGCTGGGAAGCTGGATGCCGTCAAGGGTGTAGGTGTGGGTGGCCTCGTCAAATGTCAGCATTGGGACCCTCCGTATACAGGACCGGGATACCGAGGGCATCGGCAAACAGGTCCATATTTTTATCCAGCTCGTTCGACAGGTAATCCTTGAAGCAGGGCGGGCAGCACAGCTCCCCATTGGGCAGGACGAACACGCGGTCGCAATCGTCCTCCGCGTTGGGGTTCAGGGGATGCTCGCAGAAGTGGCAGATAGGATAGGCTTTTCTGGTCATAGTTGGGTCTCCCTCCAGACACGGACCGCGTGGGCGATGTCCGTATATTTTTTCGTGCGGTAGCCGCAGGAATCGCAGAGGACGAAAAACAGGTCCTCCTTTCCGGGGGCTACCATCCGTTTACCGCCGTACATGTGACACCGGGGGCAGGGCGGTAATTCTGCCATCCGGACACGGCGTCTGCGCATCAGACCACGCCCAGCATGTGGGCCAGCACCATGAGCAGGAAGCCGAGGAAGCAGCCGAAGGAGACCCAGGCGGAGAAGTCGGCCCGGTCCCGGCGGCGCTCTTCCCGTGTGCGGTTAGCGTGTTTCATGGCGGTTCCCCCTCTCGATAAGATCTACGATCCGCAAAGGCCACGCGGCGGCGGTGGCCACGCCGATCAGCACGAAGATAAACGTTGTTGTATCCATCGTTAAGCCTCCCCGAAGTGATAGCACTGGCGCAGGCCGTTTTCAAAGGTGGCCAGAAACCAGCGGTGCGGGATGTTGATGTAGGTAACGGTTCCGGTGCGGGTGGGATGCTCTGCATCGCCCAGGCAAAGGCGGAGACTGCACCGGGTACCCAGCTCCGGCGGTGCGGGCGGCTTTGGGTCCGGCTTGAAGCCGCAGAGGTTGAGCTTGCTCATTTCCTGGCACCTCCGCAGAGCTGGCGGGCCAGCGTGGCGGCGGAGATATGGCCGCTGGCGTCCATGGGATAGCGCTTTCTGACGGTGCGGGGATCCCGGATGCCGGTGAACGCCTTGACGTCCTTGATGTTCAGGAGATTTCGCCCGCCGGTAAAGGCGAGGATCTGTTCCAGATTGTCATAGTAAAAATCGTTGACCATAGGGGCCTCCTTTTTTGGTTTTGTCGTGATTGCGATTGGTAGTGCGGGCCGTTAATTGCTTGGGCTATGTGCATTGACGTTTCTGGGTAAAGAGCGAGGAAAATTGTTCGTGTAACGGCACGAATAATTATTCATTTTTTCGAGAGGAAAAGATTGATGAAGTATTGTTGCCCCTTACCCGTGACCTTCGGCGTTTTGTTCACGCTAATGTGGCCGTCCGAATGGGACACGGTGGTTTCTTTTACCTCGAATAGGCCCATTTCCATGCTCCGCTGTGTTGGCATGTTGTGATCGTTGCCATCCCGCCGAACCAGATAACCGTTCTTTCTCATCCAGTCGAATAAACGGTGCCCGCCGATCTCTACGCCGTTCTGCTTCAAGATCTTCGCCAGGTCAAAAATTAGGATGGACGTGTGGGATGCTGCCACGCTGTCAGCGAACAGCACTTTAGGCCGGTTCTCTTCCGCCTGGGCTTCCAGCACTTGCAGTTTCTTGTTGGCGATCTGCAAGGCGCGGGCCATCACCCTCTCAGGACTGTTCCAGTCTTTTTCCAGTTGAATGAAATACTGACGGGCCTGCTTGCCCTTTTCATTCCGCTGGAGCATACACAGCTCCTTTGCCATGTCGATGGTGATTTGAGCATCCTGCCCTGGACGCCCGCCGGAACTTTCGGTCAAAAATGTCCGAAAGTCCTTCCCTTCCTCAAACCCGTATTCGCACATACGAGGAAACCAGTGCCGGAAATCGGCCCCGACTTCCAAGAAACTGTGCAAATCTCTCGCAGAAACCGTGATCCGCTCCGGGTCATTCATGTTGATAGGGATCAGTTCATTCATCTTGCGTGTCCTCCTTTCGCTCGCCTTTATATTGAGAAACCAACAATCCCACGATTGCCCCGATGACAAGTTCCTGCTTGTCAGAAGGGAGGGAATTAAATGTTGCGACAAATTCAAGGTCACTCACCACGCATACCTCCTTTTGTTTTTTCGTGATTGTGATTGCAAGTTGGTGTGAATTGGTGTATGTTTGGGGGGTAAGGGGGGAATATACGTGAGAAATCGTCGGATTTTGGCACTATGGATTACGGCGCTGCTCTGTCTTGTCTCGGTATCGGCGCACCCCGGAAGGACGGACAAAAACGGAGGCCACTATAACCACAGCACCGGAGAATACCACTATCACCACGGATACCCGGCGCACCAGCACATTGATGGGGTGTGTCCGTATGACTACGATGACCGGACAGGATGGAACTCGGGAAGCAGTGGCCAAGAGAAGGGCCTCTATTACCTGGACGGAACGCCGGTCGAACGGGAAAATGAAACAAAGCCGAAACCGGAACCGGAGCCAAAGAAAAGCCAGATTGGCGGCTTGATCGCACTGGGGGCCTTCGTGGTCATCTTCTTCATCTTGCCGCTGCTATCGGCCATCATTGAAGGGATATCGTGGCAACTGGAAAAGCGAAAGAAGCAGGTTAATCAAGAGCCGCAAGCGTTGCCAAGGCCGAATCCAACAAAACCGAAGCCGGTACAGCCGCCCATGCGAACGATTTCCAAAGAGGAACGAGAGCATATGATCCAAGCGGACGCTTACCGGGAAATGTGCGGGGGGCGGAGCATCCGAGAAATGGCGGAAGTGCCGGAGAATGTTTATTTTGATACGTTCGACCGCCCGAACACCTTGAACCGTGATCCACCGGATGACCCGTTCTTTGTCTATGTGACGAAGAATGGGGCCAGTTACCACCTGCGGACGTGCCGGTTGGCAAAGACCGCCAGCCCCATGAACATCTGCCAAGCTATGGCAGAGGGTAAGCAACCGTGTAAGCTGTGCCGCCCCATGGAGAAATTGCCGGATTTTGCAGTTCGCTATCGGGAACTGAAACGGATTCAACGGGAATATGGGGTGTACATGCTTCCATAATTCACCTTTTCAGGATAATTTCAGGAGAAAAAAATTTGCTCCGTCTGGTCCTGATCCAGACCCAAAACGCGCTTGATCGCGCGGACTTCGCCAAGAGAGAACTCTGCGCCGCCAGTTTCATTTAACTTAGCGTTGAATCTGGACAGGCTCAGGCCAACTTGAGGGGCAAGGTCGGCTTGTGTCATGGCCTTTTCACGAAGGCGGCCCTTCAACATGTTTGCGTTCATTTGTGTCACCTCAATTCATCTTTTCAAGATAATTTTATTATACTCATTTAATTCACCTTGTCAAGATATTTTTATTGACTTTTTAAAAAAACATGGTATTATTAAGACAACAAACGGAAAGGATAAGAAGCGATGACAATAGGGGACAAGATCCGGCTGCACCGGAAAGCCCTCGGCTTGACACAAACGGAATTAGGCGAAAAGCTGGGGGTAAAAACCAATGCTGTAAGCAAATGGGAGTGCGGCCGGGTCGACGATATACCAACATCTAAGATAAAAGCAATGGCAAAGCTGTTTGACGTGCAGCCTTCATATCTGATAGACGAGAAGCAGCCCGCCCCCACGAATGGGGACGAGCTGGCGGAAGATGATAAGAGGATCATTGAGCTTTTACATCAGCTGACGCCGGAGAACCGGGAACGGATCGTTGAGATAATAAAAGCTCTTGCATCGCAATAAGGACGGCGGCTTGCTTCTCCGGCAGTAAGTTGCGGAAGGTTTCCAGAAATTCAAGGTCTGTCATGGGATGCTCCTTTCTATTTGAAACCCCGGCCCGCCGAAGCGGGACCGGGGAAAGGGGAGTGGGCCTATGAGAACGATAGACCCATTTAGCAAGAAAGTCCAATTCAAATGGCGGATTTCTCTTGCAAAAAACTTGCAAGGAGGGGAAACGGTGAATTTTTCGGAAAAAGCACGGGCAATGCGCATGAAAAGCCCGCTGACGCTGCGGGAAATCGGTGAGCAGTGCAATGTATCGGAAAGCATGGTATCCCGCTACATTTCCGGCACGGTGAAGCCGCCGGACGATGTAGCCGAAAAGATTCTGGAGGTGCTGCGGAACAGCGAGCAAGCCGACGATAAAGGCATTTACGCCGCTCACATCGACGATCTGCGGCGGCTGATCCGCCAGCAGCAGAGGGAGAAACGGGTATTGTTTGGGATTCTCACGTTCCTTTTGATTTTTCTGCTGCTGCTCTATCTGGACGCTACTCACGGGGGCTGGGGCGCGATCCGTTACATAGAATAAAAGCCGCCTGAGTGCGGGAACACTCAGACGGCAAACCCACCAATCGCAATCACGACAAAGCCAAAGGAGGATCAATCACAGTATAGCACGATCCCCCTGGCGATGCAACAGGAGGAAAGGAAAAATGGCAAAGAAAAGCAAATATGGCGTCCGTAAGGACGGGCTGCATGAGGCGATCCGCACCATCAACGGCAAGCGGGTAGCCTTTCGCGGCAAGACTGACAGAGAGGTAGACCGCAAGATCTTAGAGTACAAGCTGGAGGCGGAGAAGGGCCGGAATTTCCCGGTGATCGCGGACGAGTGGGAGCGGGAGCACGAGAGCGAGATCTCCGAATCATCCCGTCGGGTATACAGCTACGCCGTGAAACGGCTGAAAGAGGCGTTTCCGGGGCGGGCGTCGGAGATCGAGCCGGTAGACGTGCGGAACTACATCAAGCGTTTTGAGGCCCAAGGCCGCAGCGCAAACAGCGTCGGCATTGAGCTGGCCGTCTGCCGGATGATCTTCACCCATGCCGTCATCAAGGGCGATATTCGGATCAGTCCAGCGGCGGAGATCAAGAAGAGCCGGGGCCTGCCCTGCAAAAAGCGGGAGGCGCTGACGGAAGAGCAGGAGGAGGCCGTTCGGGCGGCGGGCGAGGCTAAGACGGCGCGCTGGTGGCTGTTCGGCTATCTGCTGTTGTACACCGGATGCCGACGGGGTGAGGCGCTGGCGCTGACGTATCGCGACATTGACCGCAAAGCCGGTGTGATCCACATCGACAAGAAGGTCAACTACGCAACCACCAAGCCGGTTTTGGAGAATCACCTGAAGTCGGATAACGGCCTGCGGGATATTCCCCTGCTGCCGCCTCTGGCGGAGGCGCTGCCGAAAAACCGGATCGGACTGCTGTTCCCCGGTGGCGATGGGGGCTATATGACGTCCTATGAGATCATGAGAGAGTGGCGGCACTATTGCCGGGACATCGGACTGAATCAGATCCAGCAGGGCGAAAACGGCGAAACGGTGGAGACCTTCCCCATCACGCCGCACTGCTTCCGGCATAGCTTTGCGACGATCTGTTATGAGGCGGGGCTGGATCCCAGACAGGCGGCTGGCCTGCTGGGCGATACGCCGGAAGTGGTGGAGGCGGTTTACACCCATCTGCGGCAGGACCGGAGGCAGACGGCAGCCGAAAAGCTGACGGCGTATTTCGACGAGAAACCCGTCTCACAACTGTGAAGTTACTGTGAAGTTTTTATTCAATTTTTCTACATCAGGTTACATCAAAGTGCAATTCTAAAAAACGCCGGAAGCGTTGAAACTGCGTGGTTTGATGGATTTTTGTGTAGACTGGTGTAATGGGGCGCAGAGGGTGAATAAATAACCGTCTGTTAACACTTTATGATGATTTAATGGGGATTTTTGGCTATACTGTGAAGGTACTGTGAAGCATGGCGAAAACGGCATAAAAAATCAGCGGCCCGGATGGCTCCGGGCCGCTGTTCTTTTTCGGTTGTCAACGCTCCCAACTGCGCTTCTCGGTGTCTTGATAGGTCTCAATGCCGGGGCGCTGGTGCTTCAGCTCCGCGAACCGGGAAAAGGCTGCGCGGCGCTCCTTTCCGGTGAAATGCTCGTGGAGCACGGTTTCCGCTATGCCGTCCTCATAGGTGCGGATAATCTGCACATGGTACAGCACCGGACTATCACGCCAACGGCGCTCTCGGATCAGCTCCAGCCGGTCACGGTAGGCGGCAGTGGCAAGGGCGGCGTATCGCTCCGCCAGGGCTGCACGGTACTCGGTCAGCTGGGCGATCAGCTCGTTACACCGGGCAATCATCTGGGCGGCGCTGTCATCGTGGGCCTTGATACGGTCGGCGGTCAGGACGTCGGGCCGGAGCAGATAGGCGGTCAGCCGTATTTCCGCTTCCCGGCTGGGGTTGCCGTAGCGCTGGAATAGGTCAAGATAGCTCATAAGCAGGTCCTTTCAGGCGTAAAGAATTTTTGAGGTGCCGGGGGCGCGGCACTGGATGGAGCATTCCGGGGCGGTCTTTTTGTTCAGGTCGATCCATGACTTAACGGCGGGGAGAAGATCGTCATTGTAGACGGGCGCATAAACGAGGCGATTAAACAGCTCGCCGGTGTTAAGGCTCATAGGCTTATGCTGTTTGTCTCTGGGGCCTTTGAAGTAAACCATAAACATGGGGTTGTCCTTTCTGCCCTCGTGACCTCCGGGGCGGGCGGTGTATCAGATAATGCGGTACGCGGTTCCGGCTGCTGGATTCGTTCTGACGGCTTCGGAAATGATTTCAATTTCTGTTTCGCCCCATCCGCAGCGGCGGAGATCATCGGCCATACGGTCAATGCAAACCGGCCATGCGGCGATCTGGCGTAAATCTTCAAGGACTTCCGCATACTCTACATCATCGGAACACATCCAAATGAGCCTCGCCAACGTTTCAAGGTCGGCCCCCTCGTCAACCAGATAAAACAGTTTTTCATACTGGGCAGATGATCCGCTTGTAAAATAGTGATTGCGGATGCACAAGCTACGGACTTCTTCGCAGGTTAAACAGTTAGAATAAATTTTCATGGTTCATTCTTCTTTCCGGGGGCGGCTCAGCAGGCCGCCCCGATTTTCTCAAATGCGCTATCTTCACGCCCGCCGCTGAAAATCTGGCTTCCATACTTCCGGCGGATCTCGTCCATTGTGGCCTTGCCACGTCTCCACTTGCGGCCCTCTTCGGGGTGATGCCAATACCATCTTGCCTTGTTCTGGGACCAGTGGAAACCGGCGGCTTTCAGCTCGTCCTTGTGGGGCTTCGTATTGCCCCCGCACCACACCCAAGAGCCGACCAGCTCAACTTCCAGATCATCAAATTTCATCAGAAAGTCGATGATGTCGCGGAACTCGGCGGCGGTTTCGGTGGTCTGGTGGTATTCGTCCGCGCTGGCGTTGTGCTGCTTCTTCAGCATTTCAAAGAGTGCGTCATGCTCGGCGTTGATCTGCTGCATGGCCTCAGTGCTGCCGCCCATGTCCGGGTGATACTTCATAGCCAAGCGGCGATACTGCTTTTTCAGCTCGTCCAAGGTCTTTACATTCTCAAAATATTTCATCATGGTGTTATCCTTTCCGTCCTGTCGGCCTGTGGCGTTGTCGTGTTTGCTGTTGTTGCCTGAATTATAAGGCGGACTGATACGAGCTGTCAAGGGGGTTTTTGCAAATTCGTGCAGGTTTGGCAGGTTCGCACAGTATCAGGCGGACTTTTTTGTGCATGTTGTCAGGCTGACTTATACGCGCCTATGCGATATAATAAGACGCAAAAGGAGGTGTAGCCATTGGAGCACAAGGAATTGAGGACCAGCGACGCCCAGCGAAAAGCCTCCCTCAAATGGGAGCGCGAGAACAACGAGAAAGTCACGGTCAAGCTGAGGATAGGCACCGACCCCAGCAAGGCCCAGATCAGAGCGGCAGCAGCAGCCGCAGGCCAGAGCGTCAACGCCTGGATCATTGAGGCCATCCGGGACAAGCTATAACGAGCGACAGAGCGTCGAGGGATTACACCCCCGGCGCTTTTCTTTTTGTGTGGGGCGGGGCGGCGGCAGCAGGGGCAGGGAGAGAGAGGAAAGGAGAGGGGGACTATAGGGGGAGAGAATAGGAGAGTGAGAGAGTGAGCGTGTATTAGATATTACTGGGATATATATTAGCTTCTGTTAGATTCTTGTTAGATTCTATTAGCTTCTACTGGGAGAGTAGCGTAAGAGGGAGAAGAAACGAATAAAAAACGCGAGAGAACGAGAGAAAACGGGAGCAAAACGGAGAATTTGCGAGGTATTCTGAGATATTGTGAGATTGTGGCAATTACCCTTTTCGGGCAAATTTAAGGGGCCATTAAATATTTCCGTTGTGGCTGCTGGGCTTCGGCTGTTGCTGTGTTGATTCTGTGTATTTCCTCTCCCGGCCCGGGCAATTCCTGTTGGTTGCTCCGGCTGGCTGGGGGCGATTGAGCAGCGCCGGGGCTGGGGCTGTAGTCTCTGCTGCTGGGGAGGCCCTACTACCGGGGAGGGATGGGGGACTACCAGGGGGTAGCGGAAAAACGGGGGGTGTCTCTCGCGCATGGTATAGGGCTATATGCACACATCCCCTCCCCCCTTTCACAGACCTCTCTGCACTGGCATGTCAGCTGCGGGGAGCTATGCCGGTGCTCTCTCTGGGGGTGGCGGAAAAAGGGGGCGGGGGATTTTATGTAGAACATTACGAAAATAACTGAAACATCTTGTGTCCACTTGACGAAATATGCTTGAATGAAGTTGGCGGGATAGAACCCGCCTGCCTCCTATGTCAGACGCCAGTTTTCACCTTCAGTTCCTTTCCTGTTGCCCGGTGGGTCCGAACAGCCCACCGGAGCATGGTTTCGTAGCTCAGTCGGAAGAGCAGCGGACTTCGTGAGCCGATATGTCGCAGGTTCGATTCCTGCCGAAACCACCAGATGTATGCTACCGCATTGCGGCACCGCGGAAGGGTAAGACCGCTACAAGGGGCTTGCCTGTGCGCTGTATGAAAGCGGCAGGCCGAATAATAATTATTTGGCTGGCTCCGGCTATGAATGAAGAAACGGATGCGACCGACATACCGGCGCAGGGCTGAAAAGTTCCGTGGTTAGCGCGTACAGAACCATGCAGAGCGAACTCCGAGGCGTGTTCATCGAAAGGTATGCGGAAGTGGTGAGGTAACGGCTGCCCTTGGGCAAGGCCGTTGTGTAGGGCAGTATGCTTGCCCGGTTCTGTACGGCTAATTGTGTAAGCAATTCAAACGGATCGCAATGCCGTACCAGAATTTTTTGCGAGAGGGGGCCGGGAGCATGGCCAAGACAGCATCGAACCACAGCAAGGCGCACATGGACAACATGAACAAGAAGGCCGCCGCGGCCCACAAGAAACAGACGATTGAGAGGATCAAGGCGTTCCTGAAGCAGTCCGAGGAATACTTTGACGTGCAGGACCGGCTGGAGCAGGCATACAGCGAGGCGGGTCTTGCCAATGCGATGCGATGGACGGTTCAGCGGCTTCAGGGGGATTATGACTACAACGATGGCCGGGAGGCCGAGGTGGTCGAGGCGCAGGTGGAAGCCTTTGAAGCAGGCGATGAGGAGATCGACGATCCCCGCTGCGTCATGAGCTACTACGTGCGGCTGGCATACCAGCGGATTCAGGAGCAGATCGACACCAGCCCCATCTACCAGGAAAAGGGCATGGTGACGCGAGGCATTTTCCTGAACAAGCAGAAGCGCCTGGGCGGTTATCAGGACAAGCAGGAGACCCGCCAGGACATCAGCGTGAACGTGACCTTCGGGGACGGCGTGGACGCAAGCGACTTCAAGTGAGGAGGCGGCGAGGTGAACGGCCTGATTTTGTTTTTATCTCTCATCTGCGGCGCGGCCAGCATAGGCACTGCCGTATGTGCGGTGCTGATCCTGCGGCTGCTGCGGGAGATCAAAGCCCCCTCCCCCACCGAACCGGAAAAGCCGGAGGCGGAGGAGCCTACGGACCGGCAGAAAAGCGTGGAGCAGGGCATTGACAACCTGATGACCTACGGTCTGGACACCATGAAAGCCAGCCTCAAAGGGCGGGAGGTGTGATATGGCGGTTACGGTACAGCAGATTTTTGACATCGCCATCCACCTGATGGATTCCCAGAACGAATCCACCGGATCCACGGACACGGCGGACACCAAGGAGTACAAGCTGCGGACCGTTTCCCTGCTGAACAGCGTTTTAGACCGGGCGTTTCCGTACAGCGACAATTACCGGGACGCACTGGAAGCGGCGGGCGGCAAGCGGCCGATCTGCCCCAAGGTGGCGGAGATGGCGGACGAGGTGGCACTGGATGAGCGGATCTGCACCGGGGCGCTGCCCTACGGTCTGGCAGGTCTGCTGCTGTTGGAGGAGGACCCCAGCAGAGCCAACTTTCTGTGGCAGACGTTTCTGGAACAGCTGGAGCTGTGCCGCCAGAGCCTGCCCAGCGTGATCGGTGACGTGGAAAACCTCTACGGCGGCATTGAACACGGGGAGTTTGGAGCATGGTGGTAGATGGGACGTGGGTCTACCGCTGCCCTATCTGCGGGAAAGCGCTTCAGCACATCGAACCGGGCAGCGTGATCTACAACACGCCGATTTACTGCCGAAGATGCAAGGTAAGCCACTACCCCACCATTTTTGAGGGGCGGGAGCTGGATACAGACGTCCCCTTCCCCATCAAAACCGAATAAAAACGAGAGCCCAACGAGGCCATGAGAACGGCGAAAGCCGTTTCTTGTGGTCTCGTTTTTGTTTTATCAGCAAAGCCAGACCAGGCTTTGGAAATACAAGAAACCGGCCAGACCAGGCCGGGGAAAGAGGCCAAAATGGACGAAAACATGAACCAGATCCCCGAACAGGAGCCCGAGACCACGGACGCCTTTTTGGATGGCTGGGACGGCGAAGCAGAAGCAGCGGCAGACCAGCCGGAAGTGGACGCAGAGCCGATGGGCGGCGGCGTGGAATCGCCTGTCGAGGACCCCAGTGAGAGCGCGGAGACGCCGGATGAGGGCACCGAGCCTCCCGCAGACGCGGAACAGGCAGCCCAGACGCAGCAGACCGAGACAGAGACCGTGGACGCACGGCCCCAGACGTGGGAGCTGCGGCACATGGGCGAGGTGCGGCAGGCCAACGAAGTGGAAATGGTGGCATTGGCCCAGAAGGGTATGGACTATGACCGCATCCGCAGCCAGTATGACGAGTTTAAGCCTGTGATGGAGATGGTCAACCACTTTGCAAACCAGCAGGGGTTGAACACCAAGGATTATATTTCCATGCTCCGGGCGCAGGCAAAGCAGGCTGAGGGCCTGAGTGAAGCGGACGCGCGGCGCTCCGTGGAGCTTGAGGACCGGGAGGCCGTTGTGGCCGCCGCAGAAGCGGAGCGGCAGGCCCAGCAGGACGCCATGGCGCAGGCCCAGCGGGCCGAGGCCGAGGCGGCAAGCCGCCGACAGGCGGACATTCAGGAATTTCAACAGACATTCCCCGAGGCAGCAAAGGACCCTAACAGCATCCCGCCCCAGGTTTGGGCGGATGTGCGGAACGGATCTTCTCTGGTAGCCGCCTACGCCCGGTATGCCGTGCAGCAGGCGCGGCAGGACGCGGCAGACGCCAAGCGGGAGACCGCCTCCGTACAGCAGAACCAGAGGAACGCGGAGCGCTCCACCGGCAGCATGAGAAGCGCCGGTGATGGGCTGAAGTCTAAGGACCCGTTCCTGGAGGGCTGGGGGGACTAAGCCTTTGCATCGCCGGGGAGACCGACGAAAGAGAGGTTTTGAATCATGGCTATCAATTACGCCGTTAAATACGCAACCAAGATCGCGGAGGCTTTCTCTAAGCCTTCTATCACCGACGACGATGCCGGTAAGGCATACACCTGGACCGGCCCCAACAGCAAGACTATTGTCGTTGGCAGCGTGGACACCGTGCCGGAGACCGAGTACACCAACACCGGCGACAACCGATTCGGCACCACCTATGACCTGGGCGACACCCAGCAGGAGATGACCTGCGAGCAGAAGCCCGCCTTCTCCTTCACCATCGACGCGGTGGATCAGACAGATCAGGCCATTGAGAAGTCCGCTTCCCGCGCTCTGCGCCGTCAGCTGGAGCAGCGGACCACCCCCAATATGGACCGCCACCGCATCAAGAAGTGGGTGATGGGCGCTAATATCCAGCGTCAGGAGACAACCGTCCCCACTAAGAGTACCATCGGCGGCCTGATTATCGACCTGAACGCCGATATGACCAACGCCCTGGTGCCCATGGAAAACCGCACCCTGTACATTGCCACCAGCTATTACAAGCTGCTGAAGCAGGATCCCGCCTGGATGGGCACCGAGAGCCTTGCCAAGGAGACCCTGACCCGCGGTGTGGTGGGCCAGTTCGATGGCTGCCGGGTGAAGAACATCCCCGACCGCTATATGCCCAACGGTGTGTACTTCTTCATCAAGTGGAAGGGCAGCACCGTGGACCCCGTGAAGCTGGCACAGTATGACATCCTGCCCAAGGTGAAGGGCTATTCCGGCCCTGTGGTGCAGGGCGTGACCTACTATGACAGCTTCGTGCTGGGGGCCAAGGGCGACGGCGTGGCTGTCTGCGGTAATGCCGCTATTCTGGCGGCACCCGTGATGTCTATTACCGGCCATGCCGTCAGCATCACCGCCGTGTCCGGCGTGGTGTTCAAGTACACCACCGACGGCACCAACCCCCGGTACTCCAACACCGCCCAGATCTACACCGCCGCTGTGACCCTGACCGCCGGTCAGACCATGCGGGCTGTGGGCACCAAGGACGGCTGCGTGGGCATCGAGGGCACCAAGGATTACGAATGATCTCATGGGAGGGGGCTTCGGCCCCTTCCCCCATATATGGACGGAGCGGGTGCATGAACCCGGCCCGTCCACCAGATATAAGGAGCGGTTATGCCTCGATATAAACAGACAGCAGGCGGAACGGTACAAGTGGATTTGGGGACGCTGAACCCCAAACAGAAGCAGTTCTGCCAGTCCAGGAGCCGGTACACAGCTTACGGCGGCGCCAGAGGCGGCGGCAAGACACACGTTCTGCTGCGGAAGGCGGCAGGCGGCGCGCTCACTTACCCCGGCATCAAGATCCTGATCGTGCGCCGGGAATACCCGGAATTGGAGCAGAACATCATTCTGCCTATGCAGAAGCTGATCCCGCCGGAGGTGGGCAGCTACAACGGCAGTATGCGCATGATGTTCTTCTGCAACGGCAGCATCATTAAATTCGGCCACTACGGAGCCGGAGACGATCAGGAATATCAGGGCCTTGAATTTGACTGGATCTTCATGGAGGAGGCCACCCAGTTTTCAGAATCCCAGTTCCGCACGCTGGGCGCGTGCTTGCGCGGCGCGACCAAGTTCCCCCGGCGGATGTACCTGACCTGCAACCCAGGCGGCATCGGCCACCTGTGGGTAAAGCGGCTGTTCGTGGACCGGGAGTACCGGGAAGGGGAAAAGGCCAAGGATTACACCTTCATCCCCGCCACGGTGGATGATAACCCCCAGCTTTTGGAGGCGTCCCCAGAGTACAAGCAAATGCTGGACCTGCTGCCGGAGGATGTTCGGCGGGCGTGGCGCTACGGTGACTGGAACGCCATGGCAGGTACGTTCTTCCCGGAGTTCCGGCGAGAGACACATGTGATTGCGCCCTTTGTGCGGGTGCCCCGGGAGTGGAAGAAATACCGGGCGTTCGACTACGGCCTTGATATGTTTGCCTGCCTTTGGGTGGCGGTGGACTTTGAGGGGCGGGCCTATGTGTACCGGGAGGTACAGCAAAGCGGCCTGATCGTCAGCGAAGCGGCAAAGCTGGCAAATGCCCTGACCCCGCCGGAGGAGCACATTGAGTTCACCATTGCCCCGCCGGATATGTGGAACCGGCAGAAAGACAGCGGGCGGAGCATGGCGGAGATCTTCGCACAAAACGGATTAGGGCTGCTGAAGGCCAGCAACAACCGTGTTCAGGGCTGGATGGCCGTCAAGGAGCTGCTGAAGCCCATGAAGAGCGATACGGACCGGCCCGGACTGCTGGTGACGGAAAACTGCGTGGGCCTGATACGCAATCTGCCCTCCATCCAGCATGACGAGAAAAACCCCTCGGACTGCGCCACGGAACCCCACGAAATCACCCATATCTGCGACGCTGCCCGGTATTTCTGTGTCACCCGCGTGTTGGGCGCTCAAAAAACCGTGGAAAAGATCGTGGACGATTTCGACGAGGGCGAGGACTACGATGACGTGATGACGGGCGGGGAGATGACCGCCGGTTATCTATCCTACGGATAAAGGAGGCCCGGACGATGGCTCAAATCACATCCAGCAACGATATTCAGGTGTTGAAGATCCGCCAGTTTCTGGGCCTGAACGAGAACCCGGACGGGGATACCAAGATCAAGAACGGCGAAATGAGCAAGATGCGGAACTTCCGTGTGACGCGGGAGAAGCATTTACAAATCCGCCCCGGCACAAAGACGGTCCTGAACCTGAAAACGGCATGGGACGCATGGTGCGCGGAGAGCGGCCACACGGCCCCCACAGCAAACCCGGTTTTCTCCGGCGCGTGGGAGGGCGTGGTCGACAGCAAACAGCGGACCCTTGCCGCCTTCGGCGGGCTGATCTTCTCTCTGGACCCGGCGGCGGCAACTACTAAGGTTGTGGGCCAGTGCACGCAGGACCAGACCTCGTTTTTTGGCTTTTCCAACAAGGTCTATCTGCTGAACGGCCATGAGTACATGAGCTGGGACGGCAAGGAGGACAGCAGCTTTGCGGCGGTGGAGGGCTATATCCCCACGGTGATGAACGCCACCACGCCTGCGGGCGGCGGGTTTCTGCTGGAAAACGTAAACCGGCTGACGGGCAAGCGGAAGGTGCTGTATTCCCCCGACGGCAAGGAGACGGTTTTCCACATTCCGGAAAAGACGGTGGATGAGATCATCTCCGTGAAGATCGGGGACAAAGCACAGACCTTTACCTCTGACCTGAAGGCACGGACCTTTACCATCACCCCTGCCCCAGCCGCCGGAACCAACACACTGGAGCTGATCTACCGCAGCGGCAACGGAGAACGGGCGCAGGTAACGGGGATGCGCTTCTCCGAGCTTTACAACGGCCAGACGGACAGCCGTGTGTTCCTCTACGGAGACGGCACCAACAAGACCATTTACTCCGGCATTGATTCCGCCACTGGCAAGCCTTCGGCGGAATACTTCCCGGATCTGTACGAGGCGGAGGTGGGCGAGGCCAACACGCCTATCACCGGCATGGTGCGTCATTACGCACGGCTGGTGGTATTCAAGCAGGACGCCACCTACTCCATGAGCTATTCCACGCTGGTAACGGCTACGGACGTCACCACGGCGGCGTTTTATGTGACCCCTGTCAACCGGCAGTTCGGCAATAAGGCTCCGGGGCAGGTGGACATCCTGGAGAACAACCCCCTGACACTGGACGATCAGGCGGTGTATCGGTGGCGGAGCGTATCCACCAGCGGCAATATCACCTTTGACGAGCGGAACGCGGAACGGATCTCTGACCGGGTAGAAGTGACGCTGCAAGGCTTTGACATGAAAGAGACCCGGATCTTCAACCGAAAATCGGCGCAGGAATACTGGTGGATGTACGGAGACAAAGCGCTGATTCTGAACTACGGCGCGGACGCATGGTATCTCTACACCGGATTGAGCTTCCGGGCCATGGTGGAAATAGGGCTGGAGACCTACGGCTTCCGGCCTGACGGCGGCGTGGTGCATCTTTCCCGGCAGTACCGGAACGATGACGGCAAGGACATTGACGCCTACGCTGCCACCGGCTCCATGGATTTTGACCGGGACTGGGTGCTGAAGTACAGCCCGCTTATTTTTGTGGCGATCCAGCCGGAGAGCAACGCGCGAGTTCACGTGACGGTGGAGACCAACCGCCGCAGCGACTACCCGGAGAAAATCGTGTCCTCCGGCCTTGCCACCTTTGCCCATGCAGACTTCGCCCACTGGTCTTTCGGCACCAACCGGAAACCACAGGTGCGGCGGGTGAAGATGAAGGTGAAGAAGGCCACCTTCTACAAGCTGGTATTCAAGAGCAAATCGGCATCGTCTACCGCAACGGTTCTGGAGACGGACGTGCAGCTGCGATACACAGGAAACGTGAAATAAAGGGGTGAACCCATGAGCAAACAGACGATGACCCCGGAGCGGGTCGGTAAGGAATACAGTGCAGGGATCAGCTTCAACAGCGGCATTGATCTCTATGACTGCGTGGAGACCAACGAAAATTTCTTCATAGGGAAGCAATGGGAGGGTGTGCAGAGCAACGGCCTCCCCACCCCCGTATTTAACTTTTTAAAGCGGGTGGTGCTGTTCTCCGTGGCGAATATCTCCACGGACAACCTGAAACTGTGGGCGCGGGCCATGTCCTCCAGCGGAGAGCGGAATACACAGACTTTGGAGCTGGTGGCCGACATTCTCAACGATCAGTTCGCGTCCATCTTCGAGCGCAACAGCATCGGCGGGCGCATCCGGGAGTACACCCGCAATGCCGCCGTGGACGGTGACGGCTGTATGTATACCTACTGGGACGATACGGCGGAGACCGGACAGGCCAGCAAGGGGGCCATCCGCACGGAAGTCCTGATGAATACGCAGGTTTTGTTCGGCAATCCCAACAACCGGGACGTGCAGAGCCAGCCCTACATCATTCTGGAACGGCGGATGCTGCTAAGCGAGGCCCGGAAGCGGGCCAAGCGGTACGGCAAGGACCCGGACGAGATCCAGCCGGACAACAAGGACTGCGGAAACAACTACATGGATTCCATGAGCGGCAGCGGGAACAAGGTGACGGTGCTGCTCCGGCTGTGGAAGGATGACGAGACTGGCACCGTCCACGCCTACGAGTGCACCCGGCAGGCGGAGATCCGGGGCGATCTGGACCTCGGTATCAAGCTGTATCCCCTGACGTGGATGAACTGGGACTATGTGCAGGACTGCTACCACGGACAGGCCATGATTACCGGCCTGCTGCCCAACCAGATCTTTGTAAACAAGTTGTTCGCCATGTCCATGATCTCGCTGATGACGCTGGCTTATCCGAAGGTGGTATACGATTCCACCAAGGTAGCCAAGTGGACCAACAAGATCGGCGGGGCTATTCCGGTAAACGGCAGCGTGGAGGGTGTGGCGAAGATTATTGACCCCGCCAGCATCTCCCCCCAGATCAGCCAGTTTATCGACATTGCCATCAGCTACACGCAGAAGTTCTTGGGCGCGTCGGATGTGGCGCTGGGCGATACCCGGCCGGACAACACCTCCGCCATTATCGCCTTGCAGCGGGCGGCGGCAACGCCCATGGAGCTGACGAAGCAGAGCCTCTTGCAGAGCATTGAGGATCTAGGCCGCATCTACATGGAGTTCATGGGCGAATACTACGGAGAACGGTATGTGGAGATCTCCAACCCCTATGACAGCAGCAAACTGGTGGTTCCCTTTGACTTCTCTATTCTGAAAGAGATCCCCTTTACCATTGGGCTGGACGCGGGCGCGGCTTCCTACTGGAGCGAGATCGCCGCCATGCAGACCCTTGATAACCTGCTGATGCAGGGCAAGATCTCCACGGTGGAGTATCTGAAACGGCTGCCCGCCGGACAGATCACCGACAAGGAGGCACTGATCCAAGCCCTCCAGCAACAGGAACGTGCCATGATGGGTGGTCAGCCGGGAGCAGAGGGGGAACAGCCTGCCACCGAGGAGAAAGCCGTCCCCATTCGGGGCGGGGCCGGATACGGCCAGTTACAGCGGAAAATCAACGAGACCGGCGAAGTGCCGAAAACGGAGGTAGGTGCTTAAATGGAGAAGCGATTGACAGCGGATCTGAACGTGGTAGCCAACTCCAATTTGGAGATCCAACTGCTGGACGGCGATCTGAATATCATTCAGAAGCTGGACGATGAGCCGAACGACGTGGGCGGTCTGACCAGTGCGGAGCTAAAAGCCAAGTTTGACGAATCCGGCAACATCATCAAGAAGTACATCAACGAGACCCTGATCCCGGCGGTTCTGACGGATGACGCCACGGAGGAGAGCCGCAAACAGGCAGAAGCGGCGCGTGTCGTAGCAGAGCAGGGGCGCGTGACCGCCGAAGAGGGCCGGGTATCTGCTGAATCTGGGCGCGTATCCGCTGAGCAAGGCCGGTCTGAGGCCGAATCCTCCCGCGTCTCTGCTGAAAACGCCAGAGCGCAGGCAGAGACCGCCAGAGCAGACGAGACCGCCGGTATTGTAGCCCGTGCAACCGCACAGGCCAATGCGGCGGCGGGCAGCGCGTCCCAAGCCGCAGGCAGTGAGCAGAGCGCCAAGGATGCGGCGGGTACGGCCACCGGCGCGGCAAGCTCCGCCAGTCAGTCAGCGGCGGCATCGGCCAGCTCCGCGTCTCAGGCCAGCGCGGCAGCGGCGGCAGCGGCGCAGAGCGCGGCCAGTGTGGACGGTATCAACAAAACCGCCCAAAGCTGGGCCGTAGGCGGTACCGGTACCCGCCCCGGGGAGGACACGGACAACGCCAAATACTGGGCGCAGCAGGCGGCGGCAGCGGTTGGCGGCGACTTCGCTACCAAAACGGAGGCGCAGGGCTATGTAACGACGCATAATGAGAGCGACGCCGCCCACCCGGACATCCGGGAGGCGCTGGAAGGCAAGGCGGCGGGGGAACATGCCAGCCAGCATGGGGCAAACGGCAGTGACCCCATTACCCCGGACGCTATCGGAGCCATTGCATCTACGGCAAAGGGCACGGCGGGCGGCGTGGCGTCTCTGGATACGACCGGCAAAGTGCCTGCAAGCCAGCTGCCGAAGATCAGCTCCGTCAAGACCTACACCGCCACCATTGGCACCACATGGACGGAGGACAGCAACACCGGCGTCAAGACGCAGAGCGTTGCCATCGCCGGGGTGACGGCACAAAACACGGCCAAGGTGGACCATGCTTACACCGGCAGCGGGACAAGCGACGATTACGCGGCCTTTGTGGAGGCGGAGAACCAGTATCTCAACTGCATCACCAACGGCTATGCAGAGACCTATGACGGCGGTATCAAATTTACGATCTTCGGGGACGCCAACACGGTTGCAATCCCTATTGTTGCGGAGGTGAGCTGATGGGCCATGTAACGGTGGTTGGAGGGTGCAGAGCAAAAGCTCCGTCAACCGGCATCCTTGCAAGTTCCCTTGCCGTTGGGACTACCGTGAAGCTCATGGAGGGCGGCACGGCTGTTGAATATCTGGTGGTCAACCAAGGAATCCCCAGCAATTCCAGTTTGTATGATGCAAGCTGCGACGGGACGTGGCTTCTGAGGAAGGATATTCACAGCGAGAGACAATGGAACACGTCCGATGCAAACATATACGAGACCAGCACTATCAACACTTGGTTAAATGGGGACTTTTTCAGCAGTCTGGGAAGCGTGGAACGAGCCTCTGTCAAGCAGGTGAAGATACCGTATCGGGCTGGTGGCGGCGCTGGCGGCACCGACCAGAGCGGCGCAAACGGTCTGTCCTGCAAAGTGTTCCTACTGTCCGGTCCTGAAGTCGGGCTGGCTGGTAAGATCTATATGCCGGACAACGGTGCAAAACTGGACTATTTCAACGCAACCACCGGAACAGACTCCAAGCGTATTGCGTACCTGAACGGTTCGGCCGCCGACTGGTTGCTCCGCTCCCCGAACACCAACGACACCTACTACGTGTGGAACGTCGGCTCCAACGGCGGCTGCGACTACTACGTCGCATCCTTCCCGCGCGGTATCCGACCCGCAGTCATTCTTCCCAGCAATGCGCTATTTGATGAAACCACCATGCTCTTGAAGGGGGTGGCATGATGGGACATTGCTTGATAATGCGGAAGGGCGAGGTGCATACGGCACCGGTGACGTACAAGGCGAATTTTGCGGACAATACGTGGGCGCAGATCATTGATGCCTGCCACAAAAACAAAGTGCCGGATACTTGGGCGGTGGGGAACAGCAAGACTATGCTCATTAACGGAACCGAGTATCAGATCGACATTATTGGCAAGGGGCATGATGACTATGCCGATGGTAGCGGCAAGGCTCCCCTGACCTTCCAACTGCATGACTGCTACGCGGACAGAAAGATGATGAACGGTGGCAACACCAACCGCGGCGGCTGGACGAGCTGTGACATGCGGCAGACGCACCTGCCCGCCATTCTGGCGCTGATGCCAACGGAGGTACAGAACGGCATCCAAGAGGTGAATAAGCCAACCTCGGAGGGTTACCGGAGCACCACCATCAGCACCACGGCGGACAAGCTATTCCTGCTGAGCGAGATCGAGATTTTTGGTAACATCACCTATTCTGCAAGCGGCGAGGGCACACAATACGCCTACTATAAGGCAGGCAACAGCAAGGTGAAGAATTACAACGGTAGCGCGAACTACTGGTGGCAGCGCTCTCCACGCATCGGCAACTACAGTAGTTTCTGCGCGGTTAGCAACAGCGGCCTCGCCAACTATATCAGTGCGAATGATGTGTATTGCATATCTTTTGCCTTCTGCTTTTAAAAAAGCCGGATGGTCAATCTTCCGGCAAGTCCCACAGATACAAATGAAACCGGCTGTTTAAGCCGTAAAAAATGAAAGGGGTATACATTATGGAAAAGAAGTTTGCTGAAATCATCAACGAGGGCTGCAAGAGCGGCAAGACCATCGAGGCCATCAACAAGGAGCTGAAGGAGGCGGGGGCCAACTTCCACCTGAATCCCGACGGCGGCGTGGCCGGTTGGACCGAGGCTGAGATGGCCGAGGGCTTCACCCCTGCCGAGAAGGAGCCGGAGGACGTGAAGCACCTGCATGACTACATGCGGCGTGACCCTGCCAAGGCCAACACCGAGGAGGAGGTCTGGACGCCGGAAGGCCATTACCGTATTACCTTCGACGAGGATGGTCGTCCTGAGAAGGCCGTGCGGGTGTGACCACCGAAAGGAGGTACACTATGAACGCTTTACACATCAAAAACACGGTGTTGGCGGTGCTGGCTGCGGCTGGTTCCGCCATCGCCCAGGCACTTGGAGGTTGGGACGTGGCTCTCAAAGTTCTGATCTGCTTTATGGCGTTGGATTACGCCACGGGCTGGCTGGTGGCAGCGATCTGGCACAAGTCCGGCAAGAGCAAAACCGGGGCGCTGAGTTCCGACGCCGGGTTCAAGGGGCTGGCGAAGAAGTGCGTCATGCTGGCGCTGGTATGGATGGGGGCATTATTGGATCAGGCCACATCCAGCGACTTTGCCCGTGACGCAGTGTGTATGTTTTTCATCGCCAATGAGGGGTTGTCAATTTTGGAGAATACGGCAGTAATGGGGATCCCCTACCCCACCTTTATTAAAAATATGCTGGATGCCATTCGTCAGGCCAGCGATCAGGGGAAACAGAATACGGAGGCTCACACATGAGCACGAGAGCGGGCACCGTCCCGCTCTCCGATCTCCAATTTTTGAAGATCTATTTTAACAAGCGGCGTCTCCGCTCCACCACGGCCAACCTGAAAAAGATGCTGGCGGAGGCGGGCGGGGACGCTATCTGCAATGGCTCCATTTTCCTGCGGAATCAGCAGCCTACCTGTCACCTGAAAGCGGGCGGCAAGGTTTACAAGGCCCCCAATTACCGGGCGTGGGCCATCAGCTGGAGCACCCCGGCGGACTTCGGCGTGAGAACCGTGCCCAATGGGGACCGGAATTACATGGAGTGCGTTCACCTTATCATTGGCGGGAAGAAGATCAACCCCGTCACCTGCGGAGCGGACATGAAGTACCGCGCTCCCCGGACGGCCATCGGCACCAAGAACGGACGGTTCGCCTACTATGTGAGCAAGGACCGGCGGTCGCCGGAACAGCTCCGTGACCTGCTGGCCGCGTCCGGCTGGGACAACGCCATCATGATGGACGGCGGCGGGAGCACCTGCTTCATGGACAAGGACGGCAAGGGCTTTACCGGGGATGGGCGGGTGATCCCGTTCTTCCTCGTGTGGAAAAAGAAACGCGGGGACGCGTGTGAGCCGGAAGGAGAGAAGCCTATGGTAGAGATCAACGCCTATTCCAAGGCGAAGGACGGCGATAAGAAGTTGTCCACAAACTTTAAAGTGGAAGAATTTGCCTGCAAGGACGGCTCCGATGCCGTACTGGTGGCGCCCCGGCTGGTGATGGTGCTCCAGAGCCTCCGCAGTCACTTTTGCGCGGCTGTGACCATCAACAGCGGCTACCGGACACCCCAATACAACGCCAAGGTCGGCGGCGTGACGGACAGCCAGCACTGCTACGGCACGGCGGCGGATATCACCGTGCGGGGGCAGAAACCGGCGGCGGTGGCGGCCTACGCAAGGCAACTTATGCCCGATTGGGGCGGCGTGGGAGTCTATGGCAGCTTTTGCCATATCGACGTCCGGGAGACCCGGGCAGACTGGAACGGATAAGGAGGGCCAAGTATGGCAGGGTATTACGATAAAAACAAAGACTACTCCAAGGAGCTTCAGCGAACGGACCTGTCGGCCTCCGAGCGGGACCGGCTGACCAAGGAGCGCGAGAATAAGATTGCTGACAAGTACGGCGGCAGAGAGCCGAACATGATCGGCTCCGACAAAACGTACAGCCAGACCTACGACAAGGGCGGCAACCGGCGGGACACCAGCTCTTCCGGCGGCAGCTCTCAGGCGGCAACCGGGGGGACGCCTTATGTAAAAGGCCCCGGCTACGGCACCGGCGGCTATACAAATCCGGGAATTTACGGTGCGGCCAATTTGCAGCCCACGGATCAGGCAAATTACTGGAAGAAGATGACCGGCGGCGCAGATATGAGCAGACGGCCCGATCTGGCCGGGGGATATTCCATTTCCAACGGCTACACCGTGTTTTACGATGAGAATGGCTACGCGAAGAAGGCGGTCAAGGGTGTGGCGGACTACACCCCCCATCAGGACATCAACGCTGGAAACGGAAGCTACGGCAAGAGCGGCGCGTGGACAGACAACGAGATGATGTCCGCGCTGGACCGCTCCAAGATTCAGGAGATCCGCAACCGGCTTCAGCGGGGCGAGATCACCGGGGATCAGGCGAACCAAGCGGCAAACGCCATCCGGGCGGGCTACGGCTACACCATCGACAAGAACGGCTATGTGACGGACAGCGGCGCTCTTTCCTCCGTGAACGATCTGCGGCGGCGGCTGGGGTTGGAAATCAGCCCGGAAAGCGCGGAGCTGGCCTACTACCGCTATCTCATGGGGACGGACACCTCCCCCTCCGCACAGGCCAACGGCAAGGTGCAGTCCTTCGGGGACTATCTGGCGGAGAACGGCGGCGTACAGGCCGGGACTACCGGCTACGGACAGCAGCGGGTCACGGACATCAATGCGGGCGGAACGCCGTCCGGTAATTTCTCCACATCGCAGACCGGCATGAGCTTTGACATCGGGGACGGCAGCGACTACTTGAAAGAACTGTACGCCAAGAAGGTGGCGGCAGAGCTGGCGGCACTGAAATCCGCCTACGAGCGGAACACCGCCACACTGGATGCCAACCGCGCACAGATCGCGCCGGTGTACGACATTGCCCGAAACAGCGCGGCCAACCAGAACGCCCTGAGCCGTGGCGCATTTCAGGAGATGGCGGTGGCAAACGGCCTGAACACCGGCACCACCGGACAGGCGGCGCTGGCGCAGGACGTTGTTCTCCAGCAGAACCTCTCCCAGATCGACCGGGAGCAAGCGGAAAAGACGGCGGCGATCGACCTCCAGCGGAGCCAGCTTGACACGGATTACCGAAACGCCATTGCCAAGGCAGAGGCAACGGGAGACGCGGAGCTGGCAAACGCCCTGTATGAGGAATACGTCCGCCAGCAGAATCTCTATGCCAAGTACGGCGGGCAGACGGGCGGCTCCGGCTCCGGCAGCACCGGCGGCAGCACCGTGGTAAAGCCGACGCTGACCGCCAGTCAGGTGCAGTCTGCCCTGAAAAACGGCATCGTGACGGATGACGTGATCTCCGCCTTCGATTACTACTACGGGCAGGGGGCCTATGATTCCCTGTACGGCACTGGAAAGCTGACGGCGGGCAAGCCCTCTGGCAGCGGCAGCACCGGCAAAAAGAAGGGCAGCTATTCCAACGGCTCCCTGACCAATCAGCAGGTAAAGCAGCTCCAGAAATACTACGGCGTGTCTCAGGACGGCAAGTGGGGGGCCAACTCCAAGAAGGCCGCAGGCGGCCTGACAGCTGATCAGGCATGGGCAAAGTATCAGGGCGGCAAAAGCGGCAAGTATGAAAACGTTGGCAACCTTGCTGCATGGGCGTCCGGCCTGAATACGGACCTGAAGAACGGCAACACCGAAAAGGTGGGCCGATGGCTGGATAACAACTGGTCTAAGCTGACGGCAGAGCAGCAGCGTCGAATCAACGCAGAAGTTTTGAAGCCTTACGGCATTGTTTACAAGGGGTGACAGTATGGGTAAGCTGGTGTATATCAAAACCGGGCAGGCTGTGACCGGCGGGCAGAGCGCTCCGACATCCGGGCGGGGTCTGGTGCACTTAGACGGAACACCGGTCGAGCGAAAGAGTGGGACCCAGCCCGCCAAGGCCAAGGAGACGAAGGCCGTTACGCCTTCTGCCTCCCCCCGGCCTATGGAGAACGCCAGCACCGGGAACAGTCGGCCCAACAGCCGCCTGCTGGCAGACGTGCGGACCGGCGGCACCACGCCCCCCTCTCTGGATAACGGGCGCGTGGGGAAGGTGCTCTCCGGCGCGGCGAAGTCCGTCGGCTCCGCTTATACAAATCTTGGCGGTGTGCTGGCAGAGGGGGCCGGGAAGCTGAATACCCGGATCGCCAACCAGAACGCCGGGGAATCCCTGCAAAGCGACCATGACGCGGTGAAGCGGTATGAAAAGATGCTCCGGGACGTGAAGTGGGCCAACGGCAAGGCTATGACAGCGGCGGACGTACAGCAGGTGCAGAGCTACCTCTCTGCCGCAAAACGCCGCATCGCGGCCCATGAGGGCTACACCAAGGCGGTGGAGCGGTCCGACAAGGCAGTGGCGGACAAGGCGTATCAGAAGGCGGACCGTCTGTCCCAAAGCTCCGCAGAGGACGTGGCACAGGCCAAGGAAGGGCTGGGGCCGGTGGGCCAGTTCGCCGTGGATCTGGGCGTTCAGGGCGTACAGATGGCGGGGGACGTGGCAGCCAGCGCCGTGATTCCCGGTGCCGGTCTTGCCCTGATGACGGCCCGTTCCGCCGGGAGCAGCGCCCAGCGGGCCAGACAGGCCGGGGCCACCTACAATCAGCAGCTTGCCTACGGACTGGGGAGCGGCGCGCTGAGCCTTGCCACGGAGAAGATCAGCAACGTGGCAAGCCCCTTCAAGAAGGCGTTCGGCGGCGGTGTTCTGGACAACGCCATCAGCGGTGCGCTTTCCAAGCTGAACAACAGCGCGGCGGGCCGTGTAGCCCTCTCCATGATCTCCGAGGGCGGTGAGGAATTTATCGAGGATATTTTCCAGCCCATCTTGCAGCGGGCCACCTATGACCCCTCTGCCCGGTTCGATCTCAGCGATGCACTGTATGACGCGGCGGTGGGCGCGGCCATGGGCGGCATCGGCGCAGGCGTTGACGTTATCCGACAGCGTGGAAGCAGTCAGGCGGACGCACAGCCCACGCAGGAGGCACGCCCAGAGGTGCGGGAGGGTATTGATACCCCCACCCCCGCAAACGCCGCAGAGAGCACGCAAAACGCCGTCCCCGGTGTGGAGACGGCGGCAAACAAGGGTGAGACAGTGCAGATCGTTGAACGGCTGCGAGAGAGTATACCGGGGCTCAACGGCACAGAGCCGGTCTCGACCGTATCCTCCAAAGCGATCCCATTTGTCGAGGGCCGAACCATGGCTGAAAAGGCAAGGAAAATGTTTGAGGCCATTAAGGGGGTCGTGTCTCGACCCGGCTTTGGAGACATTGACATCAACGGGCGTTCCGTGAAGGACGATTTGAGCCATGGCGTAGGCGCGGCAAAGGCCGCCGTGATCCCCGCCATTCCGGAAGTGCTCCGGCGCGGGCAGCAAATTGATTTCCAGCAGAATTGGAAAGGACGCCCCTATGACGGTTATGTATTTGCCGCCCCGGTCACTATGGACGGCGAAACTGCTTATGTAGCTGCCGTTGTAAAGCGCACCAGCAAAAACCGATTTTATCTGCATGAAGTGATTGACGCGAACGGGAACGTTATAAAAATAGACGCCGGGGATCGTGCCAATCCAACCAGCCTTGCCACCAATGGTGACGCTGGGACACAATCTCAGGCGTCTGTTGAGGGTACGCGTCCCCTCAATGCTAATGATAGCATAGCACAGGGGGCGGAAAATGTCAAGAACGGCGGGGTGGCAGGGTTCGACACGCCGGGTGACGCTGTGGCGGGTGCGGTGAACACGCCCTTTGATGCCATGCAGGCCAAGAGCGATGAGTTTTACCCGGTCAACCCCAACAGCGCCCAGCACATCCAGGCAGAACAGCGGCGGGCACCCTCTGAGGTCCCCGTTGTAAACTCTGACACCGGGCGGAATGTGGAGAAAACGGTCTCCACCATTCTCAACAGCCCCCTGACCTCCCCTGAAATGGCAACCGTGTATGAAAACGCTATTGCAGGCGGCGCGTTCGACTATGACGTGGTGACGGACCGGAGCGCCGTACAGCAGGCGCAGGCCAAGATCGCACGAGACGGCTGGCGCGAAGTGGCGAACAGCTTCATTGCCAAGGCGGAGCTGGGACAGCGGATCACCAAGGCGGACACCGCCGAGGCTATCAGCGCCTATAACCTTGCCATTTCCGAAGGAGACCACAAGGCCGCCTTTGAACTAGCAACGGCCATTGCGGACGCGGCCCATGACAGCGCACAGATGGTGCAGGCCATGAACCTGATGAACCGGTTGACGCCGGAGGGCCGTCTGCTGACGCTGCGGCGGCTGGTAGACAAAATGAATGACCGGGCGGCACGGCAGAACCGGACGCCCCGGCAGAGCACCCCCGACAGCGGAGACGTGGAAAGCGCACGGGTGGACTACATCGACAAGGTGACGGGCTTCACCCTCTCTGACGAGCTGGCAACCAACTACCTGATGGCGGAGACGGACGCGGAGCGGGCGGCGGCGTGGGACGCCATCACCACCTCCATTGCGGACCAGATCCCCAGCACGTTCCGGGAGAAAGCCAATTTCTGGCGGTACACCTCCATGCTGACCAACCCCACCACCCACATCCGCAACATCATGGGCAACGCCATTCAGATGGGGGCGCGGAAGATCAAGGACGGCATCGGAACCGCAATCGAGCGGGCGGCCATCAAGGATCCCTCTCAGCGGACAAAGGCCGTGAATGTTGACAAGGATCTGAAAGCCTTTGCCAAGGGGCAGTATGAGGCGGACCAGAACGCGGCTATGGGCAGCGGGAAGTATTCCGACGCAACGGCGGCAGGCATTGAGCGGGAGATCCAGAGTAAGCGGAAAATGTTCAGGGGGGAGGATGTTCTCTCCCGCGCCGTACAGGGCATTGGAGACCTGAACAGCCGCGCCCTTGATTATGAGGACGTGATTTTTAACCGGGGCGCGTATGTGGACAGCTTCGCCCAAGCGCTGCAAGCCAAGGGCGTGACGGCGGCAGAGGCCCACGCAGGAACCAGAGCCGCAGACGTGGAGGCGGCACGGGCCTACGCCATTGAGGAAGCGCAGAAGGCCACTTACCGCAACACCACAGCGCTTTCCGAGGCGCTGTCCAAGATGGGGCGGTATCAGGGTGACAATCAGGTATTGAGGGCCGCATCCTTCGCGGCAGACGCTTTCCTCCCCTTCCGCAAGACCCCGGCCAACATCCTGACCACGGGCCTTGATTACAGCCCTGTGGGGCTTGCCAAGGGCATCAAAGAAGCCATGTTTGACGTGAAGTCCGGAAAATGCACGGCGGCGGACGCCGTGGATTCCATTGCATCCGGTCTTACCGGCACCGGGATTCTGACGCTGGGCGCTTATCTGGCGGCGGAGGGTTTGCTCCACGTCCGGGCCGGTGACGATGACAAAGAGGAAGCCTTCGAAAAGTCCATGGGTGGACAGGATTATGCTATCCAGATTGGGGATAAGTCCTACACGCTGGACTGGATGACCCCGGCGGCAATGCCCCTGTTTGCGGGCGCTGCCATCATGGAATCCGTTCGGAAGGGCGGCGGCACCTTCGATGCGCTGGTGGATTCTCTGCTTGGGATGCAGGACGTTGTGCTGGAGACCTCCATGCTGTCCTCCCTGAATGACCTGATCTCCTATTGGAGCTACGCCGATAACAAGGTTGGCTATCTGCTTGACCGGGCAGCCAGCAGCTACGCCGGACAGTATATCCCCACCATCGGCAGCAAGGCTGCGTCCGTATTTGATGATACGGTGCGCAAAAGCTATGTGGAAAAGGGTTCCGGGCAGGTAGCCTCTGACGTGAACTATTTCTTGCAGGGGGCGGCGAAGAAGGTCCCCGGCGCACGGAATCAGCTTCAACCCATGGTGGATATGTGGGGCAACGAAGTCTCCAACGGCTCCGCACCGGAGCGGGTGTTCCAGTCCTTCCTTTCCCCCGGCTTCCTGAAGGCGCAGGACAACAGCCCCGCCACGCAGGAGATCCGGCGGCTGGCGAAGGCCACCGGAGAAAGTGCCGTTTATCCGGCGGCGGCGGAAAAGTCCTATAAGGTGAAGGGCGAGACCCGGACCCTGACCAGCGAGGAATACACCCGGTACGCCAAGGCCATGGGTCAGACGCGAAAGGAGCTGGTGGAGGCGGCGGTGAAGCTGCCCGCCTACAAGTCCATGAGCGACAGCGAAAAGTCGTACTATATCCAGAACGTGTATAAATATGCGCGTGAGACAGCCCGTCAGCAGGTGGACCCCAAGTATGAGCCCAGCGACAAGTGGATTGAGAACGCCAAAACGTCCAAGCGGGACATCGGCGTATCCACCGGGGACTTTCTGGCCCTGTACCAGAAGTACGGCAGCGAGAAAATGAGCGGGAAAGCCTACGAGAAGGTAAAGCAGGCGTATGATGCCGGACTTTCCCCCAAGGAGTATTTCTCCATGAAAGACAAGGCCGATACAAACGGCAATGGAACAATCAGCAAGGCGGAGGCCAGCGCGGCCCTTGCCGGTCAGGAGCACCGGGCGGACCTGTGGGACATTATCTGCACCACCAACGCCAAGAACCCCTATAAGTAAGAAAACACCCTCGCCGTCTGGCGAGGGTGTCTCTTTCTGCTTTTTTACATCATGGACAGGAGCGCTTTCACATGGGCGGCGCGGTCCAGCATCCGCTCATGCTCCCAGTCCCAGACGGCCTGCATGGCCTCCGTGGGATGGAGACCGGCGTCCTTCGCCTTTTCGATATGGCGAACGGCCATTTCGTGGAGCCGATTGGCATGGCCCAACTCCTGACGGCTGAGGTCGGCGTAGGTGCTGGCGTCCTCCGGGTCCTCCCCGGCGTGCTTGACGGCCTCACGGGCGTACTTCTCGGCATCGTCCAGTTCTTCCCGGATCCCTTCGGCCAAGTGTTTGATCTCGTGCATACGATCCTCCTAACTCTGTTTGATCAGGGTGTAGAGCTTATCCACATCCGTTTCATTCAGCGTGACGTTCCCAATCAGGGGGATATTGGTGGTGACGGGGCCTTTGGCGGCTTCGGTTTTCAGGCAGGCGTAGATCTTGTCAATATCTACGTTCCCCGCCTCGTCAAAGACGCCGAGGGCCTTAATGGCGGGATGCTCCCGGAGGGCGGAAAAGCTGGCATCCAGATTGCCAAGGGCCATAGCGGCCCCGGCACCAACGGCCCATTTCTGCCAGCCGGTGAGCTTGCCGGTGAATTCTTCATCCACATAGCGGGCGGCGCCCTGCTTGATCTGTTCCAATGTTACCATAGATTCCTCCAATGACGGGAGAGAGGGGCGCTATGCCCCTCTCTTCTTCCCTCTTCGCCTCTTAGCGACCGCAGTTGCAGCCACAGGTGGAGACGGGGAGGGGGTTATAGGTGGACTGGGGCGTGGTGCCGGTGCCGGTGGTGATGTCCGCGACCATTTTGGGGTAAAAGGTGGCGTTGGTGTAGGTGACAATGGTGTTGTCAGCGCACTTCCGCTCGTCCCGCTCCCGGGAAATGGCCCCGAACAGCTCGTTCTTGCAGCAGTCCACACGCTCCTGCAACAGCTGGAAGCTGTCCTTGGTGGCCTGATTGTTGACCGCCTGAGAGGCCAGCACACCCTGCACTTCGCCCAGCTTGCCGTCGATGTACTTATACATCTCCAGCATCTTCTGATCCTGATAGGTGTTGGCATCCCGCAGGGCAATGTCGCTGCGGAGCTTGGCGTTCTCCTGCACCATGGACAGCTCGTAGCGGTTGACCGTGTGGTTCTCGCTGCATCCGGCCTCCGCCGCCATACCAGCGGCAAAGGGGATGACGCGATTGCCCAGCAGCATCCCGCCGAGACCGCCCAGAGAGTTCAGGACGCCCAGAGACAGACCGGCAATGCCGGTGCCGAGAGCAGTGCCTGCGACGCCCTTGCTTGCAAATTCAGCCATAGAGAGATTCCTCCTTCTCTAAAAATACACCCCCTGTTTCCGCGCGCAAAACAAGCGGTGCTCTATGGTTACCGTACCACAGGACACCGCTTGTCATGGCTTATGGATGTTTTTTGTTTGGGTGGGATATGCCCGCTTTATCCCGGATGGAACGCAGGCAGGAGGTAACGGAGGATCGGGATAGGTACAGCTCTGCCGCCGCATCCTCAATCGCCCAGCCACGGCGGCAAACAAGATTGAACACGCGCCGCTCCCGGTCGGTGAGATAGCGGCACTGCTCCATCTTTTGGAGCTGCTGGACGGTGTATCGGTATTTCATAATGGGCCTCCTTTATGAAGTGCCCCTCCCCTTTTGATCTACCGATGCAGGGAGTCAGGACCCCTGCGCGTCTATCATGGCTAACAGCTTTTCCAGATCGTAAAAATTCCGTGGGTTCAGCCCGGTTTCCCGCTGAATGAGCCGAAAGCGGTAGCGGATGGAGTTGTAGTGCAGGTAAACCGCGCCGCCGGTCTTTTTCATGCTCATGTTGTTCTCCGCATAGGTTTTCAGCAGTTTTTTGTCCCGATCCTCCATAGCTTACCTCCTTTTGTTGCGTGGGACGGCTGGCGGTCAATCATCCCCGCCGTCCTTTCTCTCGCCGTAGCTGCAAAAATCGTCCGGCTCTACGCAAACCGCCTCGCCAGAATACCCACGTTCGGTCTCTTTCGGTTCGGTGTGCAAATAGCACAGCCCGTTCGGGTGGTTACGATAGTGCGCGCAGTCCTTGCACCGAGTAACGACCACGGAATCAACGGTTGGAAGAACATACCTGATTATGTGATCTGCTTCTGTAAATCCCTCGGCAAGATTATCAAGCTGAGTTTCACCGTTGTCTATCAATTCTTTCGTTTGCTCATATGCTTCGCCAAACAGTCTCAATGCTTCATCGCCATCAACCAGCCTCATGGTCAGCACCTCCGTCCATCTTGGCCTTCTCTATCTCAAGCGCACGTTCACGAAGGTCTCCGAATCCGTACTCATCCTGCCAGCCCAGCTCTGCAGAGGCTTTTTGGCAACTCTCACATAGATAACACGTCCACGGAGTTCCATCAAAAACACAACTGCGTTCCATCATAGTCCCTCGGCAAAATGTTCGCCCACACCCAAAGCAAACATGGTCAACCCTTGTTTTGACAACTTTTCTTCCGGCAACATCCATGTGTCATTCCTCCCCGTCCATCTTCTGCCTCTTCACAAAGCCAAGAACCGTATCTAAAATCGCCTTGTCAATGTAAGATTGCAGCGCAACGCGGTTCTCAAAAACAATCGGCATTTCTGTAAGCGATTTGTCATAAATGGTTGATTTTCTGACGATCCATTCCCCTTCCCAAAAGTCGATAGAATAACCGCTACTTTTGGCCGCCTCCATTTTTGCCGACTTTGCAGTTCCAGTTTTCACAAAGTAGCTTTCTCGTGTCACCCACGGATTTTTGTATATCTTCATTCAGCCCCTCCGTCATGCACCGTTGTGTATTTCCAAATCAGCGTGTTCAGCCTTCTCAGCCCCTCCATGGTGATTAGGTCCTGCGCGCACAGCTCGTCCCGCAGGCGTTCCAGCGCTTCGATTGGGGCCACGTCGGCGGCAGAAATGCGAATGACAGCCGCTTTCAGACAGTCAAGCATCCGATTTTGTGCAGGGCTTCGGCATGGGCTGCGCTGTCCCTGCACAGCTCTAAGCACTGCTTCCCGCTCAATGCATTCGCCCATTGTCAACCCTCCTGTTCCATTTTTCAGCATACTCTCCCGGATACCCCGTTTCCGGATTTGCGTCTCCAGCCCCTAAAACAAAAGGATGATTTATGTCGTTTAGGACACAATCTGTATCATCGTGCATCCAGTATTGCTCAATGATGCGCTTTCCGAAACGATTCACATAGTTCTCCCGGTAAAAGTTCAGTTTACCACCGCAGAACGGGCACGGGTTTAGGTCATTCATCCTTCATCGCCTCCACATAGCACCAGCTCTGGGGCGGGCGCTTAATGTTACCGCCCCATTTTTTGCAGTCTGTGCATTCCCATGTGTATTCTGCATGGCAAGAATCGCACGGGTCAGTTGCACGCTGGAACTCGCTTAGTTCGCGCGGCGTATCATAAATGCGCAAGTCGGAGATGTGCCAGCCGTAGCCCTCGCCGCCAGCAAGATAAGCCTCCAGATCT